TATGGTTTACTATGTAATATAGTATCGCCACACTTCAGTACATTTGCAGCATGATACATTATCTGAGGTTCCATTGTTTCATAATGCTGATATTCAGATTGTAGTATTGGAGATGGCATACTGATGAAGTTACGTCCTTGTTGAAACTTCTCTAACATAATATCAACAAAGTAATCACCCTCTGTATATCTATTACAATCGCCGCCATATGTTTTTAGTATCTTATCACCATAAACTATATGATGATCTCTGGGACATATAGCAGGATATGGAAATTTAGATTCCCATTGTCGAGTTTTTTCAGATGACAGTTGTAGCTGTTTAGGTCTATGTACTTTTACTCCAGCAGATTCAAATATCCTAGATAGAGATTTGAAGTCTTCTTCGGTTTCCTCTAATATTTTAGATAACCCATCTACAAATTCAGTATCATCGTACTCATTAAACGAATTCGCATCATATGTGGAACCTACAATTACTTCTGTAAGTTTATCCCATTCTGTCCAAATCATGTATACCTCATTAAGTTCTAAGTTAATTGTATTTATGCAAATAAAAAAGCGCCCCATTGGGACGCTCTTTAAGGGCCGCTCAGTCGGTAGAGCGTTTAATTAATCAACGTATGCTTTGCCGTCATCGCCTTTGTACACATGTACTTCGCCGAATTTGTTTGCGAATGCTGTTAGTTTGTCACCTAGATCACCATAGCCTCTATCCCAGAAGCCTGCTCCGTGTCCGTTACGAGTTAGCCAAAAATCAGTACCGTGCTGTCTTGGATCACCGCCTGTTTTTTGCATTAGCTTTTCTGCTTTAGAAAAAAACAATTCAGCATCTCTTTCCATATTTGCCATTCCTTCAGAACTCCAGTCAATGTGACCATCTTCGAATTCTTCATCATCAGCTAGTTCTTCTGCCGCGCCAATGTATGCAGTAACAAAGTTATCTCTATCTCTGAATGAATCATCTTCATTTAGATCAAAGTCTGCCATTAGTGCTTCATAGATGTCATCTTCATTCATTGAATACTCAAGTGGGTTATCACCTGCACTTGGCTTTAGTGTTTTCTTTTGACGTGAAATAGAATTAGCCGTTTTCTTTGAGAAGTCATCTAAGTCAAGCTCATCATTTGCTGGAGTTGCTTTGTACTCAGTTTCCATTTCTTCTTCAACTGCTTCATCACAACCACATGGAGTTTCGCCACAGCCACATCCGCAATCATCTGCTACTGGAGCAGGAGCTACTTGTGGCATACCTTGACCTGCAAGAGCAAGCATACGAACTAGTTCTTCTGGATACTCTGTACTTGTGTTAGTTGTAGTAATCGCTTTACCGTTGTCTTCTGTTGTTGTTAGATTGAAATGCTTTTTCATTCTTCGTCTCCTGAAATAACTGAATCGCTTGCAGTATCTTCAGTAGTCATAACGTCACCTGCTTTATCACGTTTAGCTTTCACTGATAATGCATTTTCTACTTCTACTTTATCATGATCATCACGCTTCGATAGTGACTTTAAGAAGTTGTCAACGAAAGTACGACCATAATGTTCACCATTGTCTGATTTGTCATCATAATCTGAATCAAGTAGTGCTTTCTTGTCGCCGTCTTCTTCAACTTCTTCAGTTGGTTCCCAACCTTCTGGGTGTACTGCGATATGTGTAATGTTCATTTCTAGTAAGTCAGATAGTTGCTGGCGTAGAATGTCTGCTGACATTGGATAACCAGTTGTAATATCTACTTTAGAAACTTTTGTGTTTTCTACGTCATCAAAGAATAATGGACTCTTTGTGATTGGCGTTGTTGAAACACGTGAAATCGTTCTCAGGTCATACTTTCCCAAGAAACGCTCAATACGATTTACGTCATTTTCTTCTATTTCTGCCGCAAAGCGTAGAGTCATTTTATGTTCGTTAGTTGACTCTGTTAAAAATTCTTTAAAACTTTTCATTGGTTTCTCCAATAATAATATCTATTCTTATTTATCTGTTTCGTCAATTTTGTTCTGTGCAGTGGCGAGACGTTTCATAAGTTCATTTCTATCCATAACTAAATGACCTTCAGTTTCAAAATCATCTTCAGTTTTTGCTTTATTCTTTGCTTCTTTTTCAACTGCTAGGTCTAATTTAGCTTTATTCAATTGTAGATTTAGCATCTTTAGCTTTCTATCTACTTTGCTATCTTTAGCTTCCATTGCAGTCTTTAGCATTTGATTTGCTGTTTCCATTAACTTTGCACCAGCATGTACTTCTACATTCATACCCAGACTAATCAATTCTTCAAATGTGTTGATAGCTTTCTGGTGAATATCATCCATGTCTTTATCATGTTCATTCAATCCTTGAACCATCGGAAGTGAAGCGTCAATCTTATCAGTGTTAGCAAGTTCACTTGATAATATTTCAGTCAAGTCTCTACTTTCTTCAATTGTAGGAGTTTCTTTTACTTCTTCTTCAATTGGATCAATGTTGAATGTTTCTTCTAGTTTCTTTGTCATTTCTTTTTCCTTGGCTTAACAGGTTTTGGCTTTTTAGTATTCTGATAAATGTCTCCCTCATTTACAACTCTAAAACGCATACCTCTCTTCAATGCCCATTTGTTTGCAGCTTCCCATTTCGCATAGTTCACAACTACTTGTTGCTGTTCTCCACGTTTTCTAGCTAAATCTGGTCTACTTTGCGCCGCAGGTTTAATCTCAATTAGTTCTGCGTGTTTCTTACCATTCGAGTCTATGTATGTCATAATGAAGTCTGGAACATAACTCGTTAGCTTTCCCGTCAAAGGATGCTGATATGTAATTCTAACTGGTTCACTCGCCCAAGCAAGAACGTTTGGGTTGTTATCACAGAATTGCATGAATGTAAGTTCCCAACTACTTCTAAATGTCGGTGAGCCTGCACCCGCATACTTATCTTGGTTAGTTACTTTATATTTACCTTGATGATATTTGCTCATTTTATAATAGCTCTTGCGATATATTTATTAGGGTTACGGTTCTTCATTGTTCCCGTCTTGTACCCAAATCGCAATGCGCTATTAACTAGGAATGAACCTAAGTCATTTAATTTAAAATCACTTGATAGTTGATCTGTTAGATACATCGGACTAACATTATACGCTTTTGAAATTTTTACAACTTCATTTGCATATTCTTTTGCACGTGTTTCTGTAAAGCCTTTTCTTACAAGTTGAGCTACAATGATATCAATATTCAAAATCGTATCCCCCTAGTAAAGTTTCTTAGCGCACTGATGCCTCTTTGTGCAGTGTTTCTTATTGAAGAAACAGGATTAGACGCATTTGAAGAATTATTTGAAGTTCTACGTCTATTATTTCTGGAACTACTTATTAAACTATCTCTAACTATGTCGCCGCCAATACCAAATCTGCTTTGTGATGTTCTTCCAAGATTTTGTAGTGATCCTATTCCTGAGTTACCCATAATACCTTGAGCAATTCCGTTAGTAACATTTCCAATATCAAACTTTCTACCATTAAAGAATGAACTTGTCAATTCTTGTGATAGTAAATTTCCCATTGTAGAACTATTAAATTGTTCAGTGCCAACTGGTCTTCCGCCAGTTGTTTGTAAGTTACCTAAATTAGGATATAAAGTTTCT